CGACTGGCGGGCGATGAGGAAGAGACGGTTGGGCCAGAAGGTCGCCGCCCACAGCATGGCGGCCAGCTCGAGCGAGGTCATGCCGACCTGACGACCCTTGACTGCTACCAGGTAGTCGGCACCGATGATCGTCTCCAGCGCCTCGACCTGCGCCGGCCACAGCGTGAAGGGCAGCAGGTCGCCGCTCTCCTTCTCAACGATGGTGCAGCGCTCGACGAACAGACGGGGCTCAAGCTTGGCCCGCCAGTACTCGATGGCAGTGGGGCTATGTAGTGTCAGGCTCGAGCTTTGCATTGATGGCGGCGAGTTGTGCCAGCTCCTCAGCGGTCAGTCGCGAGAGGTCCTCAATCTCAGTGGCCGTGCGAATCGGCCCACCACCGCGACCCGTCAGTTGCAGGTTGCGACGGTCGGCCCACTGATCGGGGCAGCGGTTGTAGAGGTAGACCTGCTGCGCCACGACGTTGCCCGAGAGGGCTGTCTGGAAGAGTGCGTCGGCGACCTTCTCGTGCTTCTCCATCTCGGCGAGGTCGCGCGACTCGACGAACTCGGGATGCGACTCGGCGTAGTAGCGCACCTGACGGTCTCCCATGCCTATGGCATGAGCAGCGGCACAGCGGCCAAGACCGTCCTCAGCAATGAGGCGCAGGTACTCGACTTGCTTGCGGGGTGTGAACTTGTACGGACGTGCCATGCACTCAGCATGGCAGGAAGGCTATTCCCTATTCGATGTGATCCGGAATGTGCAAACTGTGGCAGCGCAAAATCATGGCGCTGAAGAGATCGGCCAGGCGAGTAGGGTCGGTCTCTGCGTAGGCCATGACTTCGTCAACTGTGAGACCGAGGCATTCGGCAGATGTTTGCAGACTGGCGCCGCGCAGGATCTCGCCACAGAGCTGGCTGAATGTGCTGTCGTTCATCAGAGAGGCACGAGCCGCGGCCCGGTGTGCGGCCGCCATGGCACTGTCGTCAATGTAGTCGAAGAGATCGTCGTCCATGGCTGCATTCTACCTCAACCGATACCCAATACCAGGGATTCCGTCGATCACCCACCCCTTCTGGCGCAGCCGACGCACGGCACACCAGATGGCCTTGTGGTCTTCGGTGCCCAGCCGGCGCGTCACGCTGACCGCCTTGCGCCCACCACAGAGGTAGCAAGTATCCGGGGACTCGGCGTAGAGCAGCACGCCGAGCACACGCTTATCAAGGTACTTGTCATGGCGGGGGTTGTAGGGCTCGTTCCCGCCAGGATGACAGGAGCAGGCGATCGCCGAGGCGGAACGGTCGCGGGCTAGGATGGCGCCACAGATGCGGCAGCGACGGCGGGCAAGGGAGCAGTTAGGCGGCAACTTGCTTGTCGGCATGTGAGTACCACTCACTGACAACCTTGCGCAGTTCGTCTATCGAGGGGTCCGCCAAATCGCGTTTCTTGCCACCCTGAAAGACCTGAATAGATGTGATTATCTGCATGGTTTTGTCGCCCCAGAAAACGATGATGGTATTGTTCGGTTTGCGGGCAAGTGCACAGAATGTGATCTCTTGGCCGCGGGGCAATGCGACTCCAGGTGACTTCGCTTCAAGAAACAGGAAGTTGCCGTGACGCTCCACGAGTCCGTCGATATCAGTCGGACGGATGCGAGTAGTCCCAAAGCACCCGTCCAGCATTGCCCAATCCCAAAGTCCGTTCATGAACTTCTGGGGATCGTGGATAGTCACGGATGCACCCGCTCCACGACGTAGCCCCATCGTTGGAACTCTCGGATGAAGCGGTCGCGGTTCGGACCCAAGTAGACGAACACACTGCCGTGTGTGGAACCGCTGCCGGCCGTGCCATAGAAGTTGATGCGGTGATCCGTGAAGCACAGAGTATGATCCCACATCGGGGCAAACCATGTGGTCTCCGTCGCGTGAGCGTTGACGAGAACAATGGCCTCTGTCGTGATGCCGCTCGTGTACTGGTCGACCAGACTGGCAAGGAACTTAGCCTGGTCGCCACCCCACGGCGGGTTCAACCACACACGACCTGGCCAATCGTGGGTCAGGCCATCTGTCTCGGGGGTGTAGTAGGTGCCAGCATGGATCGTCTCATTCGCCTGGTCGTTGCTCGCCGGGTCAACATCGATGCCACCCATGACCGCACGCGCCGAATCGATGTACTCGGATGGCGTGTACCACTCGCTGGTCTGCGAGAGATGAATGTTCTGCCACGCTTCGCGCTTGTCTTCGGCCCTGGCAGCCTCGATGACAGTGGAGCGATCCTCGCCACTGGTGAAGACCTCAGACGGTGCAATCCCCGCCGCGTCTGCGATGACATCGACAGCGCGGGTGTAGGCGGCGTCGTTCTTGATGGTGCGGGGGCTGACGCCGTACTCAGTGGCGATAGTGTCGGCGGTCTGGAGGCAAGAGTTGCCTGCAGATTGCACACCGTGCCCCGCTGTCTTCCGCGCCTCATACACGCACCCCCGGTGATAGGCCATCTCGTCGGGGGCGAGGTTGCGCTGCCCGATCTGATTGCTGGACATCCACGCCTTGGCGGCGTCAACGTCGGGAAGAGACACCGCGTGTATCTGGTAGGGAATGTCATGCGCCTTACAGATAGCCAGACGATGGTGCCCATCGAGTAGGATGTCGGTCTCTGCCCAGATCGTCAGCGGGCGTTGGCATCCGTCGGCCACGATGTTGACCTCAAGTTCGTGGTATTCCGTTGCGGTCAGTGGCCGAATGCGGGCATGGAACCCGGGATATATCTGCGGCTCTATGAGAACGTCGCTCTGCACACCCTAAGCCTACGGGGCGCACAACAACCAAGCTAAGACATCTTAGGCGTCACCCGTTCAAGAATGGCATCAGCGGCCGCTGCCGCGGCCTCCTGCATGTCGGGCAGCACGTGGGCGTAGACATCGAGCGTGGTCGAGACACTGGAGTGGCCGAGCCGCTCGCTGACGACCTTGACCGGCACGCCGGCGCGCAACAGATCGGTGGCGTGGGTGTGGCGCAGGTCGTGGAAGCGAGCATCGAGGCCGATGCGTGCTCGCTGCCTGTGCCCTTTCACCGGCGCGATCGGCTCGGCGCAGATGCGGTCGAAGGCGCGGCTCACCTCAGAGGGGCGCCGTAGGCCGCCGGTGGGGCGCGGGAAGATGAGGTCCTTGTCCTGCCAGGTCTCAGCCAGGAAGAGGCGCTGCTCGTTCTGTGCCGCCTTGCAGTGCCGCAGGTAGACAACGATCGAGGCCGGTATGCGGATGACACGGCTGCGTCCGCTCTTGGGCGGCACGGCCCCCACGCCGGTCTTAGTCTCAGAGACTGAGCGGCGCACGGCGATGCTACCGGCGGTGAGATCAACATCCGACCAGCGCAAGGCGAGCAGCTCGCCGCGGCGCATGCCGGTCGCCAGAGCAAGCAGCACGATGCCGTGGATGCTCGAATCCTTGGTCGCCTCGAGCAGGCGCTGCTTCTCCGCGTCGGTGAGCGCGCGGATCGGCGCACGTTGCGAGCTGTGCGGAGCCCGCAGCCTCGAGGCCGGGTTGCGTCGCAGCAGCTCCCACTCCACCGCCCGTTCGAGGGCCTGGCGGAGGATCTGCACATGCTTGGCGATCGAGGCGGGGGAGAGCTCGAGCCCTGAGGCATAGCGCTGGCATTGTAGCGGCGTGAGCTTGGCGAGCGCCGTGTTGCCAAGCGCCGGTGAGATGTGACCGCGCACGATCTGCTCATAGCTCTCGAAGGTGCGCGCCGAGACCCGCCGCCTGATGTCGGGAAGCCAGGAGTCGAGCAGGTAGTCAGCCATGAGCATGTGACTCTCATCGACGTTCTCGCCGCGCGCCACCGCCCCCAGGAAGAGGTCGCGGGCACGCAGCGCCGCCCGCTCTGTGACGAAGGACGCGAAACGGCGGACGCGCCGGCCGCGCTCGTCCCTGCCGAGTTCCCTGGTGAGCAGCCACCGATCGCCGCGCTTGCGGACGTACGCCTTCACAGTGCGTCATCCTAACGCAGAAACCTCCCGAAGGAGGTTTCGCGCTCCGTGCTGCAGCACGGGGAGGGTGGAGTTGCATCTTAGCAGATGCCGGCGCGTGGCGCGCCATTCGGTGTAGTGTAGATGGGCTCGACGCCATCCGGGTCAGAACCAAGGTATTGGCCCTCATCGTCCCAATAGTAGGGCTCGTAATAGCCCTCGGGGGCGTCCTCGATCTCGACGCCGTGCTGCTGCCAACCGGCGAACTCCAGCCAGCGGTGTGGGGTGTTTGTGGGATCGGCACCGATTCTCGATGTAGATGCGAGTCCGTAGATCAGCATGCGGCGAATCGTTGCCGCCCGCGACTCACCGCGGGTAGCGGCTTCCTCGTCAAGGCGGGCAATCATCTCATCGTCCATCCGCACGTTGACCATCGGCCCCACCGCTGGCCGCCCAGGCCCGCGCTCAGGCTCGGGTTCACCGAACAGTCGCTCCACGGCCTCGTCGTCGTTGTTGAGGATCAACCACTCCTGCGCCCGCTCGGGGGTGATGAACTCATAGGCGTCAGGGCTGCCCTGCCAGTCCGAGTACCAGTTGCGCACCCAACGCCCGCCGGCCGTATGGTAGATGTCCTCGTGGTTGTGCTCGCCGGCGTGGACACTGACCTGGTTGTGGCCGTTCCACTCCGTGCGACCAGCGAACTTCTCGGCCGCCCTGGGGTCAAACCAACCGATGAGCCGGACGCGCTCCTCGGCCTCGTCGTACTCGATGATGTTGATGCGTGCCATGGTGTCCTTTCCCTCCTTGTGTGGTATCCGATAGCGTCATTGTAGCCGGTAGCGGATACCCTGTCAACACTCTGGAGGGCTCCTTAACAGTTCTCAACAATTGAGCACCGCGTGGCAACAGTGCGGCAACAGTGATGCTAAGAGGCGGTCAGGCAGTGGTGCAAAGTGCCTGCAAACACTGGAGCCCGGTCGGGGACTCGAACCCCGGACCCCCTCCTTACCATGGAACGGAGCATAGTCCGGCAGGGCCGCTCGGGCTCAGATGTGTCGCCACTGGCGGGGGCGTTTTGAGCCTAGGACAGACGCTTGCCCGACCTAGTCCGACCGGCTGCGGCAACAGACGCGGCAACAGGTAACTCATGGTGCGCCTCTAGTGTCGAACGAAGAAGCGCCAGTGTCTGTTCGCGTTCCCTCGCCGGGGCGTACATGTCGATAGCAAAGTCGCGCTCGGCTTGCACCTCCTGCCACTTCTCATACAGCGCGGTAAGGGCGTCCCACAACATCGCTCGTGTGCAACTCCGATACTGACCGTTGAGGTAGATGACCGCCCGCTGCACCTCCGGCAGTTCGCAGTCGTCAAGAGTCACGATGCGCCTCCCGACTGTGGCCGGGGTCGCCATATTCTATGGCGCAACCAAGCTTGCAGTGCGTGTACCATTCACACTTCTCACACCACACCATGCCTCGCTTCAGTTGCTCAAGCTCGGCCTGCGCCCTCCCAAGTCTCGCTCTCAGTTCGTCTGCGTCAATGAGCTTCATGCTCCCTTCCTTTCGTCTCCGGCGAGCATAGGTTTGATGGCGGTCATCTCAGCACCCCAGCCGCCTCAGCCAGCAACGTGAACGCCGCAACCATTGTCTGAGGTACTTGTCCGTTGCCGAGCGCTCGCAATCGGTCCACCCGCGAGGCCACCCCATGAGCCACTCTGTCCACTCGGGGTTCAAGGAGCCAAGGATCATGTTCCTGCCGTGGCTCTGAAGACCACTGCGGCGATTCGCTGTCGGGGTCGGCGTCTGCCGCACCTGCACTGCTAGCGGCGTCCCCGCCCCATCGTTGTGATACTTCTCCTTGAGACGATTCAGCCGCGCCTGGTGTTTCTCCGGGTCCGCCGTCAGATTCATCACCGCAGCGTCCGGTGTCGCCCACGTCTGCCGGGTCGCACCACCACGGGCTACCACCGTCCTCAGGTCCGACCCACCCATTCCGTGATCGCCCGGTCCATTCCCGTCGCTCACTCGGGCGGTAGGCCAGAATCCACAGCCGCTTGCGCCGATGCGGGGCGCCGACATCGTCTGCTCCCAGCACGCACCATTCCGCATCGAACCCCGCTTCGGCCAAGTCTCCGAGAACGGTTCCGAAGTACCGTCGAGCCTCGGCTGGGTAGTCACCCAGACGCCGTCCACAAGACGGGCAAACGGCTCCGGCCCCTCCTCTGTCATCATCTCTGGCCCCTTGGCGTTCAGTCGGAGCATCAGGCTCTTGAGTTCCGATGCCGCCAAGCGGGCCTCTTGAGACCACTTGGCCGTTCCGTTCGAGTTGCGCGGCAGCAGGTCGATCATGGCGTGCAGGGCTAGTGCGGTGTCTGCCTGCGGCTTCTTCATCAGCAGATATGGACGGATTCGCTGGAGGCAGGCCACCGCTTCGGCCCCGTGCGTACGCCAACTCCAGGCTTCTTCCCAGCGGTGCGTCTTGTTCCGGCGCTTGATGATCGTCCCGCCGTACTCCTGCTTCATGCGCTTGAGAATCGGCAGTGCCTTCTTCGTCATCCCCACATCCACAGTCGCCCCGTAGTACCGAACCGACCGCTTCTTGGAGCAGAGAATCGAGATGCAACCCTCTCCATCGATAAGGCCAGCCGCATACGCATCCATCTCCGCCTCCTGCTGAGAGCAGGCCCGGTACGTTCTCGAAAAAACCGAGCGGTGCTCGCGAATGTCGAAGGGTTTTGGCCGTTGCCGGCCACATATTGCGCGGGTCGTCTTCGCCGAGTCGTTTCCCCGCCTGTGAGAATGGTTGGCAAGGGAAGCCGGCGGTAACGATGTCGCACGAGCCGGGGGTGGGGTGGAAGTCTCGCACGTCGCCGTGGATAGGCACGTCGGGGAATCGAGTGGCAAGCACGCCTTGGCAGTAGGCGTCGTTCTCGACGAACTGCACGGCTTCCCATCCGAGGATGAGGCTGCCAAGCAAGCCGCCGCCTGCTCCGGTGAAGAGGGAGAGTTCTCGCACGTCACTCCCGCACCTCCGGCAGCCATCCACCACACAGGCTGCACTGAGCACCACCACTAACATAACTTTCCATCATGCTTCCCTCCTCTCAGGCAAAGATTCTCGGCAGTCGCCGCCTGCCGAAGGGGTACTGCCAGCGTAGCAGCTCGTATCCTGGCCTGCCTGCTGTGGCAGCCAGCTCGAAGCCGCGCCGCCGCAGCCAGCGCATGATCGGGCAGAGCTCCTCGATGCTGACCTCAATACCGTACTCAGCCAGGGCGGCGCGCAGATCCAGGGGTTCACCGGGGTGCAGATTGCGCTGCAGCAGCAACAGAGCAGCGGCCACCTCACGGGGATCCGCGCCAACACCAGCGAAGGGAACCACCCGCCGGCCGGCATGGCGGCAGGGTCTGCACAGACCGTCAGCATCGTCGTTGTCGTGAGCGAGGATGGCGCCGCAGGAGACGCACACCGGGCGCTGCGTGATGCCAGCGAAGGGAGGCGGGCCCTCAGTGTGCTCGTCTCTCTGCCAACAGGGGGTGTTCATGCCGGCCACCAGTCATATGGCACCATGATGAGGTCGCAGACTGCGACGGCCGTCTCGCGATCGCGGTCGGCATTGGCGGCGCAGAAGATCAGGCAGTCGAGTGGTTCGTCGATCACACAGCAGGGCACGCCCTTAGTGCGCCAGAGGACGAGCAACTCCTTCTGCGCCTTGCGCACTCGACCTCGCTTGTTGCGGATGCTGGCCGGCCGCTTCATCTCGAGCCAGAGCTGCAGTCCGTAAGGTGATGTGCAGAGAAGATCTGGCATCCCGCGACCATCGGGGTTATGGAGGTCCTCTCTGATGCGGCGAGTCTCCCAATGGTGGCGCCAGAAGAGGTCAACGACCGCTTGCTCTACCTTGGCCTCGCTGACGGGCAGACCGGCGAGCATGGGCTTGATGACGGTCACTCCCGCACCTCGTGAAAAGCCGTGGTGACGCGCTCGAAGTCGAGCATGCCCTTGCCTGTCGGCCCGTTGCGATGCTTGGCGATGTGGATGTGCGTCCGCACGATGGGCTTGTGCGCCTTCACATCGGCCACCGTCGGCCAGAGAAAGATCACCATGTCGGCGTCCTGCTCTAAGGATCCCGACTCGCGCAGGTCCGACAACCTCGGCTCAGCATCCTCGCCACGCTGCTCCACCGCACGGTTCAGTTGCGAGAGCGCCAGCACCGGGCAGTCGAGCTCGCGGGCCAGCGTTTTCAGAGCCGCGGCGATTTCGGCCACCTCACGCTCGCGCGTTTCCTGGCGGGAGCGCCGGCCGGTGTGCAAGAGCTGCACGTAGTCGACCACCACCAGCGAGAGCGGCGCGCGCAGCGCCAGCCGGCGCGCGTGGTGGCGAATGTCGGCCACGCTGATGACCGGCGAGTCGTCGATCACAAAGCTCGCCGTGGTCATGTCGGCGGTCAGGCCGGCAAGCCGCGCCTGCTGGTCGGTGTTGAGGTTACCCGACAGCAGCGCCTGCCGGCCGACATGGCAGCGCGATTCGATGAGCCGCTCCGCGAGCTGGGTGGCGACCATCTCAAGGCTTGCGAACAGGACGGGCCCACCATCACAGGCCACACGGTGCGCAATCTGTAAGGCCAGCGACGTCTTACCGACACCAGGACGGGCAGCGAGGATCACCAAGCCGCTTCGTTCCAGGGCCCCCACCGAATCGATGAGGCCGATGCCCGACTCGATGTGGCCGGCGCTCTTGCCGTTGCAGCGCTGCTCGAGCTCGAGCGCCACGGCGCTCAGCGCCTCAGCCATGGTGGTCGTGCGGCTGCTGCGTGCCCCCGACATGGCGGCGAAAGCGACCGCCTCCGCCTCCAGTACCGCGGCGTCCGCGTCGGCGGC